CGTAATCCGTATTTATTCCAGTAATCCATTTGTACATCATCAGAATACAAATTATGCTTTTTAATAAATGACACAGCAAGATACGCTTCAAATGGAGTTCCAGGGTTACCACACCATCCGAAATTCATATAATCTTCATAGTATTCTTTTGGAAAATGGTTTTGAATAAAATATTTACTGTAGATATTTAATGTTGTTATATGTAAATAATTTGGTATTCCTAAAAATGGCCAGTTGTTGTGTGGAAGTTTACCATATCCTTCTTCTATTAGAAGCATATGTTTTTCAAGCTCTTCCATTTTTTTTATAATATACTTTAATTTATTCTCATCATAAAACATATTATCAGCCTCTATATTCACTATATAATCATATTCCTTATTTTCATCTATATATTTAATAGATTCTATTACATTCATAATAGTACCAATATGATAACCCATATCTTTTTCAATAAAACAAAAATTTACTTTTTTATTAGGATAATTTTGATAGCAATACTCTTTTATCGTGTTAAGGTTTAACTCATGTGCAGATGTAATTACAAATTCATTTTTTTCTGATAGTTTCCAACTAAATAAATTATCTAAATGAAATTTAAGCTGCTCTATTTGCCAATGAAATGTTATATTAAAAACTATTTTTTTATTATCTATCATACTTAATTTATTTTTTTTCGCCAAATACCATAAATGCATTATTCAAATCTACGCCAGATTGAAATACATTTACATATCCATTTTCTTTCATGTAATCAGATATTATATCTGGTGTAAAAATATTTTTATGTTTTCTATTATTCCACGGCCGCCAATATTCTTGTGAATAATCTGGCAAATACAAAAATAGTACGCCGCCTGTTCTCAATTTAGATGTCCAATAATCTAATACATCGACCCAATCGTATAAATGCTCTAAACAATGCGAGCTAAATATGTAATCCAAATTTTCATATGGAAAATTCAAAGCATCATAATCATTCAAAACTGGATCTATTGCTATTGCGCCTGGAAATTTCCATTCTTCCCTATTACACCCAATATCTACTCCATTTCCTTTACATATATGCTTTGCATACGGAATTGCAAACTGTGCAGCATTTCCTTCTGACTGAAATTTTGGATATATTTTATCCTTAAAAGTTACTAATTCCATTTATATTCCCAATTTTTATTAAATAAATAAGATATTTCATTGAATGTTGACTGCCCCAATCGGCAATAGCAAATCATATTTTCAGCTTTAACATTTAGCTTTTCTATTATATAATTCAAAGAAGTGTCTATTATACGGATTTGTTTAGCATTTTCTATAACTTTAATCCAATCAAATATAGAAAAATTTTCTATTATTTCCAAATTTATATTTTTTTCATTTGGATTTTCTTCTACATCATAGATTGCATAATCTGGTGGTGTGCCATAATACTTATTTATAAATGTATAGTGTTCACCATCTCTTAAGCCAAGAATATCATAATATAATTCATTTTCTTTTTTGATATTTCTTTGAAAATTAAAATATTTTAACCAATCGTCCCATTCTATATTTACTATTTGATATTTTGATTTCATTATCAATCCACCCGTCATATGTTGTGCACCATCTAATGTAATAATAATACTATCTTCTGGCGTTATAAATTCATTCTGATTTACATAATGAACTTTTTTAGTATTAACAAGATAGTTACCAACCCAATCAATGCTTGGTTTCACAGGCCAATAAACTTCATAATCATTATGAATTAGTGTTTCTGCTATTTTTTGACAAAAGAATATATCTCCCAAACCTGCTGGCTGGTTTATTACGCATTTCATAGTATTGAATTTAATCTATCTATCCAATAGAATGTATCTAAAATACCATCATATAAAGGTCTATCAAATTCTTCACCCATTTTTTGGCGATATAATTTGTTATCGGAATTTCTACCACGAACGCCAGTCGGGCATTTGAAACCATACTTGTCTTCAAATTCTTTTCCGTCTATATTTTTAATTGTGATTGATTTACCGGAGGCATCAATTGCCATTTGTGCAAGTTGATTGATAGATACCATTTGCTCACTCCCTATATTAACGGGCCCACTAAATTCATCCTGTCTCATAAACTTTAATACCGCAGATATACAATCATCTATGTAAAGGAATGAACGAGTCTGAAGTCCATCTCCCCATACTTCGATTTCACCACCATCGGGTGTTTCAGCTGCTTTTCTACACATTGCCGCAGGTGCCTTTTCCTTTCCACCTCTCCAAGTTCCATATGGTCCGAATATATTGTGAAAACGGGCTATTCTAACATCCAATCCATAATTTCTATTGAATGCTAAATATAATCTTTCACTAAATAATTTTTCCCAACCATATTCGGAATCAGGATTTGCAGGATATGCTGAACTCTCTTCACAATTAGGATTATTTGGGTCTAATTGATTATGTTCAGGGTACATACATGCCGATGAGGAATAGAATACTCTTTTAACTTTTTGCTTAACTGCTTCGTGTGCAACATTAAGATTTATCAATGCCGAGTTATGCATTACATTTGCATCGTTATTGCCTGTGAATATATAACCAGCTCCACCCATGTCTGCCGCAAGTTGATATACTTCATCAAATGTTCCTTGCTCAGCAAATGCTATTTTATGTAGAGAGTATTTTTGTGCATAACCTTTAACTTTATCAAGTCGTATCACCGATTCTACAATTTTTGGGTCTCTTAAATCTCCTATTACAAAATCATTTGCTTGACTTTTATCATATTCCGGATATTTTAAGTCTACTCCACGTACCCAATATCCCTCTTTCCTTAATCTTTTAACAAGATGCGAACCTATGAATCCGCCTGCTCCTAATACTAATGCTGTTTTCATAAATCAAATATAACTTATTTTTATGGTTTTACAAAATTTATTTTTTAAGAATTATCATATAAGTTGGACATCCATCGTTTGTTAAATACTTTATACTTAACCCATATTTTTCACAAAACTCATCGACCGCTGTGCATAAACCCAGGAAAGATTCTCTATTGTAATCATGTCCACAAATATATCCGCCGTTTTTTACTTTTTGATATGATAACTCTAAGTCATTTTTAACATCGTGATATTCATGTCCAGCATCTACATATACAAAATCCAAATAGTTATCGGTAAATTCGGATAATGCACGAACGGTCATATTCTTAATTATTTTTACATTTTCATTTTTTTCAAAATAATTTTTTAGATTGTTATACGATTCATCAAGTGATATTTTTTCAAAATTATTTCCATCTTTATCGCCGGATCCCATAACGCCTGAGAATATATCAATAAGGTATAATTCCGATGGTTTCATTGTATCAAATATCTGTTTGGAAAAATCCCCCTTAAATACTCCTAATTCGGCACATTTCATACCTTTCGGTAAATCGGCTATCAGTTCATCTCTTGTTTGATAAATGTCTATATATTGTGATTCTATTGCTGAATATACTTGCTCTATTATCGGTTGCTTATTTCCCCAACCGCCAAGTCTTGGGCCGGTGAAATGCCAAACATACGAATCGTTTATAAATGAAGCATCATCATATTTGCACATAACCATATTATTCCACACATCCGGCAGATAGTTAATTTCTTCTGGAAACAACTCCCACGACAATATGTTAATCGGAGTTTGCTCAACGGCATCCGGCTTTCCAAGTCTTCTCATTTCATCATTGTCAACTCCTAAAAAATGAAAAGATTTCCAATACTCGTAGTATTTACTTATATTATTTGATAATTTCAAATAATTTTGCTTATTCATAAAAAGAAAACCACAATTAAAGTAATTTTGAGGCGGAGTTTTTATATCATTATTTATTTTAGTCCATTGGTTCAAATGATAAGCGCCTGTGTTATATCCACCAGCATCTCTCACTACTGAAAAATTACTATCCTTATTTTGTTCAAATATATTTGGCGCATCCCACCTTACCATTGTATCGGCATCAACTATCAAAACTTTATCCCAGTCGCCATTTATTAACTTATCATCTTTCCATCTTTGCCAAATACCATTACCCCATTTTTCAAAGCCAAATTCTATATCATCATTAGCAATGATTATTTCTATATTATATTTTTTCGCATAATACTTCCAAGTTTTTATACATTTCTCAAGTTCAGCTCCATATCCATTATATAGTGGTATGAATATCAGGTTTTTTCCCATATTATCTGTTTAATGTATTGTAATAATCGTTTTGCTTTTCTTGTCTTTTAATATCCTTTATGTGTTTGATACAATATATTTCCAATGCTGGAAAACTTGTATAAGATTCAAACCCAACAATTCTTTCATGAACTGCACCTACCCATCCAATTTTTTCCGAGTTTTTGTATAGTCTGGTTTGTACATCTGGAAAGTTTATCCAACCATTTCTATCCATACCCCAACCCCATTTTTGAATGTGCTCTTGCGTTATACCATTTACAATGTTTATTCGGGGAACGATTATTAAATCCTTATCTTCATTTTCGGAAAGTATATCTTCCATACTTGCTATAAGATTAGGGTCTAAATTTTCATCGGCATCTAACTGAAATATCCAATCACCTTTGCATTGTGAGTTAAGAAAGTTTTTCCATTGTGCAAAATCGTTATCAAATTCCGATTCGATAAGTGTAATTTTATCAGCGCCGGCTTGTAGTTCAAGATATTCGATTAGTTCAGGCTGTGCCTTTGGAGTGTCTAACAAAACAACTACTTCGCTGTTTTCTGTTTTGTAATTTAATAGGTTTGTAAGTAATGCGATTGTTTCATCAAACTCATTACATACTGTAATTGCGTAACTTATTTTCATAATTTTTAATTTTCTGGTCGTACTTTTTTCAATACTTCTTTTAGATAATCCCATTGTGCTGGGGTTAAATTATAGTGATGTACTCCTGCGGTAAATCCCTGTAACCATATAACAAATTCAGTCGGTGTCATTTATATATTTTTCTTTTGTGACTTTTTATCAATTCCTTTTACAGTAACAGCTTTTGGTGTCAATTCATTAACGTCCATTGTCAACTCTACAACTTTTGTAATTCCACTCAATTTATATGTTCTATAAGCTTGTGTTGTTATTAACTTTGATTTACTTACAATTTTTTCATAAATTTGCTCAGCGTTTCCTCTCATTTGTAATTTTTCAGTTTTTTCATTTACAAATTTTCCAAAAAATCTTCTAATTGCTTCGGGGTTTACGCCAGAAACTTTAACAGCATGTAATATATCTTTTGGTTTTGAAACAAATAATACAAATACGACGGGAGCCGTTGTTTCTGTAAACTTCTTACCCGTACCATCAACATAAATATATTCTTTTATTAAGTAGAACTTTCCTCTAGTTATTTGAGAATTTTTTACAATACTTTTGCTATCTATTAACTTTCTATATTGTGGATTGAAATTTGACATATATTATAAATATCAATCAACTTTTTTTAACTTAGGCAATTCTATTTTTTTTAATTTAGGTAATTCTACTGTTTTAAGTTTAGGAAGATTTATTTGTTTTAATTTAGGTTGAGCTTTACTATAAACACCATATGTTTTAAGTATAGTATCAAATAGTTTTGTCATTTTTTCTAATCCAAAATTTTGTCTATTTTTCTGACCAAGTTGAAAAGCCGCAGTCTTATACTTATCATAATTCGTATATACATCTTTTATTACGGGTAATGCTTTTGATATATTAACATTAAACCATTGAGATTCTTTCATAAGAAAATCATTTGCAGCTGATTCATGTACATTTTTTAATTCTCCTTCTAATAAGACTGCTCCACCTGTTTTAAGAAAGTCTAAATGTCCGCTCCAATTACTTACAATTACAGGCTTTCCGGTCAAACTAAATTCAAGAATAGGTCTGCCAAATCCTTCACCTTTTGTAAAGTTCAACATTGCTTTTACTTTTGGATGCTCATATAATCCATTCATTTCTTCAGAAGTCAAATCGCCGTGCAGAAGATAAACGGGAATTTTACCATAATCATTACCCAATGCTTCTTTTATTGATTTCCACATTTGCTCTCTGTCTCTAACGCTGAAATTTGCTGAAGATATTTTCAATACTAATGCTGGCTTTTTCTTTTCGTTCTTAAATGCCATAGCAAATGTCTTAATCATCATACCAACATTTTTTCTATCTTCTCCCAATATACCAGGCAACCAATGTCCTACAAAAAGGAATGCAAAATCTTCTTTTACAGCATCTAAAGAACTCAAATGTATAGGATTATCTACTCCGAATATCGTTTCGTCAAAACCTTCAAAAAGTATTTCAACTGGCTTGGTTATCATATGCTGACGAATTATTTGCCCTGTCATTCTATCCTGCTCATTATAAGATGTTCCAACTAAGCTCATTTTTGAGTGTTCCGATGGTACTAAAATTAAATCCATTTTATTACATCCCTCAATCCAATTAACGGGGCATAATGTAGTTTCAATTGCTGCGGTAATTCCAATGTTATAGTGTCCTATTGGTTGAAATTCATTTGGTACAGTAACTTGAACATAAATATCCGGTCTTTCCGTTAATTGTGGAAGTATATTGTTTATAATCCACATATGAAATTCATTGTTTGCATTTAATGCATCCATCGGAGTCGTACCCCAGCGAGTACTGATAATTTTAATATCGAACTTATCTAATTCACGAAGAGAATATAAAAGGTCTCTAGCGTGGTCGCCATAACCACTACGAGTTGAAACTGGCGCTTGAAATACTAATGTAGGTCTATTATTCATAATAACTTATTGTTTATACTAATTCAAATAATTCATATCTTTTACGAGGTTTCCAATTTGCAAATCCGGCTTCCATACCTTCTGAAATTGATTTACACATATATTCTAAACTCAACTTTCCATCTCCTAACATCCACTCACGTCCTTTCATTCCGGCTGCTTTTCTTTCCTTTCTAGTCATTTTGTACCATTCATTTATTGCTGGTGCAACTTCTGCGTAATCCAATCTGTCATCGAAAATATAAGGAGTTGGGATTGAACCGGCTGTTGAACGAACTGGCCAAATTGGAGTTACCCATTCTCCCCAAGTTACCGATTTTGCGTATGTTGCTTTATCGTGTAGTGAACCAATATCCACATAATCATCTTCGGTTAAATACTTATCCGAGCCTTTCATCTTAAATCCACATTGGTCTTGCAAACCACCAGTCACATTTACGATAATAGGTGTTCCTGCCATTACGGATTCTGCCGTTGCCAATCCAAATCCCTCATTTGAGGCTATGTTAATCGTAGCGTCTGCTAAATTACATAGCCAGTTTAATTGTTGCTCTGGGTATCTGTTTGGTGTAAATATGATTTTTGTATCAGGTGAACAACAATCCTTAATAGTTGTTGGTAAGTCTGTTCCATTTTCATCTACGGGCTGAGTATGCATTAACAAACAAACTTTACTTCTTTCCTCTTTGGGTAATTCTCTAACGAATTTATCAAAACCAAGAACAACATCTACCGGCTGTTTTCTACGGATATTTCTGTTACTCCAATAAAGAACAAAATCATATTCCGCATCTCCAAAAATAGTTTTCTTAAATTCTGCGGGTACCTCTTCGGGTTTGAATATATTTGGGTCAATTCCATGTGGAACATAACTTACTTGCCAATCTTTCATAGGATTCCAAGTGGGTTGGTCATTCATTCCCCAAACACGTTTTGTAATTCCGTATGTTTGTTTTGAAATACAACCAATCCAATCGCAACTTTCGTAATAGTCACGATTATATTTTGGGTCTGGTAAGTCATCCCAAATGTGATAAAAGAATAGGGGAACTGATTGACGGATTTCATGCTCCATATCATATAACCAAATCCAATATCTGGGGTCGGTAAAATGTAGGATTGCATCCGGTCTTTCCGTCATTAGTAGCTGTCTAATAATATCAGCGTTTCCATACCCGTTGAAAGGTATCAATCTAACATTAGCGTCTGCAACTCCGGTTACTTTTCTAACCTCTTCACTTAAATCGAAAATTTTTCCCTGGTCGGGATGATTGATTGCTGCTCCTAATTGAACCCAATCATACTTGTCTACCGTTCCTAAAACGAATTGCTTTGAAACATTTGCAATTCCGCTAGACATTCTCAAATCATCAGATAATAGTAGAATCTTCTTTTTTGCCATAACTTGTTTTTAATATATGTATTGTTTATTTTTATTTTTTCGCATCGCACATTCCTCTCTCGTAAAATTCACACCAGCCACACAATTTGGTTGGATTTTTGGGATAATGAATATCAGTCCTATAATTTCCCTCCGCATCAAAGACCGTGTCTACAAACTCCTTAAAACCACTCCAAGCCTTATTCAGGGATGGTTTTCCATTAGCGGGCACATGCTTTGATATTCTCGGAATAACAAACTCCGGATTATCCATTACTTTTCTTTTCAAAATGATAAATTCCACATCAATAATATCTTCTGATATTTTCAATAATTCTGCGTAGAACTTTTTATATAAAAGTATCTGTGCGTTTTTTACAGCATCTTTCTTTTGATATGAACTCCAACCCTTTGTTGATGTTTTGAAATCTATAATGCGGTATCGGCCGTTGAAGGTATCTCTAACAATCAAGTCTATAAATCCAACGAAATTAACATTATCTGCTATCTTTGTGTTTATTGGTTGCTCTATTGCTACCAACTCATCATGCTTTAATGAAAAGAACTTATTAAAGTTTTTTGATTTTTGAAAGTAATCCAATATAGTATTACCATCATCTAAAAATTCAACCAATTCCTCCTTTGTGCAAATATCAGTATTTCCAATTTCACCCTCAACTTCTTTAAGATAATGCTCTCTCATTTTGTGTTTAAGCGTTTCTTTCAAATTCATAAGTTTATCCGCCTGTGATTTTGAAATTCTTAAACACTTATCAAGGTATTCTTGTAGAGTTTCATGCATTGCTGAACCGAATATGGTGTGAATTGAACCACCACTTTGGCTTAAATCATCTATGTAAGCCAGTTTGTATTGGTGAGCGCAACCGCTCCACATACTATATTGAGAAAACGAAACTCTTGCCATAACAATTATTTATTCAAATATAAGAAAAATAGTTGGTGTTACCAACTATATTTTCAATTTTAATTTACTTATTTCTTTTTTTGCTATCCCGTATTTCTCACAAATGTATTTTATATTTTCACGACCTTCACGTGTTGCATATAAAACTTCTGCATATTCATTTGCCTGTCTTTCCGAACATTCGTATTCTTTTTTAAGAAGCTCAATCAAGAATTGTTCGTATTTATCATCGGCTTTACCTTTTGTGTATTTTAGATACTGCTTACCTTTTGGTAGTACATTTATATAAAGTTTATACATTTGCTCAGGTTCAAGCGTTTGAGTAAGCGGTAATAGAGATGAAACCATTTCAACCCATTCAGGCTTCATAGACAAAAATCGGTTAATCATAAAATTACTCCACGATTTTTTATCTTCTTCAGAAAGTGTTTTGAAATAGTTTGGGTCTTGCTCTACAGTCAATGCGTTCAAATGGTCAAATAACTTTTTAGCTGCCATCTTATTCAATTATTTTTTGCTCTTTTAATTCTTCTGGTAATAGGTCTTGTAAAGGTTTTCCACAAGCGGTACAAAGATATAATTCTATTGGCAAAATAGAATCTTTTGCGCCACCTGTAATTAGCCTTGATATTTTTTTGAATCTGAATCCTGGCATAAATACTTTATTGCCACACTCACAGTTAATATCTCTCGCATCATTCAGCGAAAAGTTTAGCGGTAATTGACCGCCTCCCATTTGTTGTCCGTCCATTTTTCTTTATTTTATTATGTTAAGAATTTGAATTATTGTACTCATAAATACAATCTCTTTATCAACTACCAAAGCATCTTTTGAAATACCTTCTGCAATAGTAAGTATTGTGTTTGCTACATTTCCTTTTGCATATTCATCTACTTTATCGTAAAGCATTGAATACATTTCGGAATAATCGTTTAATTTATTATCCGCAACTGCTTGTCTTGCTTTTAGAAATGTATTTCGTTTATCATCATCGGATTTTAATATATCAATCAATTTGGTTTTGAAATCAGACTCAACCATTATTTTATGGTCTACTTTCAACTCACCCTTTGCCGATTGTAATTGACAAGTGTTTAATATCCTACGAATATCTGGGTAGTATGAATTGATTACATCGGCTACATTTTTAATGTCGTATTTAATCTTTTCTGCTTCCAAAATACGAGTCACTTGAACTGCCACATCTTTCTTTGTTGGTGGAGTTATAGCGAATGACTGACAACGACTTTGTATCGGGTCAATGATTTTCTCAATGTAGTTACAAGTCAGAATGAAACGACAATGTTTACTGAATGTTTCCATTAGGTTACGAAGGATTGCCTGTGCGTTTGGTGTCATATAATCAAACTCATCAAGGATAATCACTTTGAAACCTGCAAATCCAACGGAGGATGCGAAGTTTTTTACTTTCGTTCTTACCGTATCCACATTGTTTTCATCAGATGCGTTAATAATCATACTATCACATTTGATTGTATTAACTATTAACTTTGCCAATGTGGTTTTGCCTGTTCCGGCCTTACCATAGAATAGTAAATGTGGAATATCATTTGTGTCCAAATACTGCTGTATCGTTTCCTTTACTATTTCATTTCCTACATATTCGGAAAGGGTTTGCGGGCGGTATTTCTCCACCCACAAACTATGCTCTTTTTTATTATTTTCATTTGCGAAAAAACTCATATAACTTTTTTATTTTCCTGTTGAACCAAAACCACCTATGCCTCTTTCGGTTGTTGTTAAATTATCTACTTCTTCAAATCTTATCTGTGGGTGTGGTATAATCATTATTTGTGCAACTCTATCACCAACATTGTAATAATCGTTTGGTACTAATGATTTAGTTTCATCATACATAAATTCACTATTAAACACCTTATTGAATGTGGCCTGAAGTTCTCCACGATATCCACTGTCTATTACGCCAACGGAGTTACTTAATTGTAGTCCGGTGTTTCTTATGGAAGATCTTGGGAAAATCAATCCTACGAATCCTTCGGGGATTTCTAATGCTATCCCCATACCATATGTAATTTGTTCGGGTGTATCTTTAATAACCGTTGTTGCCACCAAATCCATTGCCGCATCACCTACTTTTGCGTATTGTGGTATAACCGCTTTTGGATGTAATCGTTTTATATTAACCTTCATTTTCGTTTTGTTTTTGTTCTTCTCTGAATTTTTTAGTTTCTTCACTAATTGGTCTTGGGAAAATTTTGAAAGTCATACCATTATAGTTAAATGCCAATACATCTTCTTCAATCGGTCTTAATTCTATTACTAATGGTGTTGCCTTACCAGGCTCTTTACAAAAGCCAAAAACAACTGGTTCAGTTTCAAAAAATTGATAACACCATTCAACATCATTGATAGGTGTTATATTTTCTTCTTGAAAATTAGTATTTAATGCTAGCTCGGTTTGTTCGTTTTGCATTTTTATATTTTATTGATTAAATAATTAGTTACTGATTTCAACAAGATAGTATTTACATACAAAATCATCTATTTGAAATTCAACGTGAGATAAACCGTCAGTTGAAACATTCAACTTAGCGGATGTTGCTTCTTTGTTTGCTGTTAAGATTTCTTTCAAATACTTTGCCGAAAAGCTGATTGGTTTTGTTTCTGATAATACATTTTTCTGGCAAGTGAATGTTACTCTATTCGTTGAAATAGAAGAATAACCGATTGCCATTTTAAGGTCACCGCCTTCGGTGAATACAGTGAATGTATCAATATCACTCAATGCACCTTTAGCTTTAATGAACTTATCAATCATTTGAGAAGTCATATCAATACTGATTCCAAATTCAGGCAATGCTTTCAAATCTGGAACTGGTGGAATAACTCCTAAATCGGCCAGCTGATATGATGTTTCTGTTTCATCGGAAGCCAATTTCAATGTGATTGCTTTATCACCTGCTTTTTCAACTTTAAGTGCAATATCGTTATCCAATACACCAATCATATTTTTCAATAATGAAGTCGTATAGATACCAACATTAAATGGGTTTGAGGTAAATGCATTAAACTCAACCTCACCCAATAGTGTTTTATCATCTGAAATAAATCTCACAGATAATTTGTTTCCTTCGGCGTTCCAAGCCACAGATTCAATAAGTCCTCCTAATGAATACTTCTGAATAAATCTTAATAAACTTTGTTTGTTCATAAATTTTACTTTTTGTTTTATTTTGTTTTACTAATATACGAAAATTATTTTATAGTGCAAAGAATTTTTTAGATTTTAATTCATTCTCTACAAGATTTTCACCACAATAATCGGGTATAATATATTCACCCGGCTTACGGAAAACCAATACATATTCATGCGTTTTAGGTACATACCTTTTACATGCCGATTGATATTGTGTAAATAGTGCAAATGGTGATATATTTTCCATTATGATTATGTCGTGATAATCAAACCCTGCCTCTTTGAAAGCACGGGTGGTATCGCCATGGAAATCATATAAGACTCCACCTGCTCTAAAGTCACCAACAACCCAAACACAAAACGAACCGGGTTTAGCTACACGATAACAATTATGCGCACATACACCAATCATATCCATAAAGGAATCATAATCTTTCAAATCACTTAGCTGCCCATCTACACTTTCATATTTTTCAATGTTATAGTACGGAGGACATGTGAAAATCATATCGGCAAATTCATCAGGCGTTTCTTTTAATAATGTTCCATCTGACATATGCACCATTGGTTTGATTCCTAATTTGTCAAAATGTGCGTTTACTCGTCTATGTGTGTTTGGAGTTATTTCATATCCATAATAGTCACGTCCTAACATTGTCGTTACTACTGCTCTTGTCGCTCTACCTGCGAATGGGTCTACAACCTTTGCGCCCGGCATTGACCAGTATTTAATTATATGCTCAGCCATACCCGCATGAAATTCGGACATCTTTGCCTCAACCATTTCGCCTTTTTTATATACATGCTTATTTTTTCTGATTTCAACTTCCCCATCATCCAAATAAGCATTATCCCACTTTGCTTTTGATTCGTTTGTAGGTTTGATTATTGATAAGGGTCTGAAACCAAATTGGTCTTTTACCGAAACATCCTCTCTTACGGGTAAAACCTTTGATTGATTTTTATAATGATTTTCTTCTCTAAACATAACTTAAATTAAAAACTGAAAAACTTTTTTGCTGTTTTGGTTTCGGTTGTTGCCTTTTCCCACTTCAATGCGTTGTAAAAATCATCAATCTTATTCTCAAGTTCAGCTTTATATATTCCATCTCTATCTACATAATTCTGAATAAAATCCATAATATCTTTCGGGTCATTGTAATCTTTGAAAGCCAATGTATCTAGTCCGAGTGGATTTGTTTTGAGATATACCCATTTAACCTTATCACCATCACGTATAGGTTCATGCTTAAACGGACAATTGAAAAACTTTAATAAACGATTATACGATATTCCAGCTTTAACGTGTGCTGGCGTTCCCTTCTCAAATGATGCTACCGCTTGACCGGTTTGCCACCTACCATCATCATACTTACTCAATTCTTTAATTGCTCCACCCTTTGCTATTTTATTTACGGGTAGATTAACCATATCTTTTTTG